AAACGTAAGTAACAAACTAACCAACGTTACTAAAGAAGGTGAGTCGCTGGCTGATGTTCAGGCGCGGATCTTCTCTATCTCACAGCAAACAAATTCAACAATTGAAGCGACAGCAACGCTGTATGGTCGATTAGAGCCAGCAACTAGAAATCTGGTTAATAGTGGTACTGACCTTGGCAATATTATTGAGACAATCAACAAAGCTATGCTTGTGTCCGGTGCATCGGCAGAAGAATCATCTGGCGCATTGCTTCAGTTATCACAAGGCTTAAGTTCTGGCGCGTTGCGTGGTGATGAATTCAACTCAGTGAATGAGACTGCGCCAAGATTGATGCAAGCAATTGCTGACAGTTTAGGTGTGACTCGTGGCGAGCTAAGAAACTATGCTGCACAAGGGAAATTAACCTCTGAGGTTGTTATCAATGCAATGACCTCACAGGCTGATGCGATTGATACAGAATTCTCTCGCATGGATAAAACCTTCGAACAGAAGGGTGTGCAGGCGTGGAATAATGTAGTCAAATCAATCGGCACAGATGGAAGTCTGAAATCAGCAGTCAGCGAGGCTGGTGATCTGATGGTTGGCTTGTCTGAGCATGTAGACACGCTGATCACAATTGGCGAAGTGATGGCTGTGACTTATGGCTCTCGTGTCGCTAACAGCATGACTGAGAGCATTGCCAAGTTTGTAAGTCATCAAATGGCAGCGGGAGAACTTGCAGTTGCGGAGCAGCAGGCTGCATCAGCCGCAGTTACACAAGCATCAGCAGAAAGAGCATCCGTTGTGGCAGCTCAGCAATCATTAACTGCTCAGCTTGCACTTGCTCAATCAGAGCGTACAAGAACAGCTATTCGACAGCAGCTGGCTGCAAACTCAGCAGCAGTTGTTGCGGCAACCAATGCAGAAACAGCAGCAGCAGAAAGGTTGGCTGTTGCAAACCAAGCCGTTTCAGTCTCAGCAAGAGCGGCCGCAGCTGCTAAAACAACATTAACATCCGTGGTTGGTGGTGTGCCTGGCGCTGTAATGCTTGCTGCAGCAGCCGTTTATTACTTCTATCAAAAAAGTGAGGAACTTGATTTCGCAGACAGCTTAGATGTAACAACACAAAAACTCAGGGAGATGACGCCTGTCGCGCTTGCAGCAGCCAATGGAAATCTCTCTGTCGCACTTCAAGAACAGGAAGAAAAAGCTGCTGATTTGCGTGATGAACTAACAAGCCTTGAGGATAAGTATCGGTCAGGAACTAGTGCTAGTGGTAATTATCAACTAAGCCAATCACAACTCGCAGATCTGCAAAACCAAATTGCGATCAAGGCAGGTGAAGTAGAAGAGGCTGAAAACAAGGTTAGCCAAACCAGAAGTAAGCAGCAAGCTATCACCGCACAACTCAACGGTACAGCTCGCGAAAATTATGTCCTGATGGGGCAGATGAATACTGTCACTGGTATCGCATCCGGAATTCAATCTGCGCTCAATAACGTCCTTAAGATTGGTAACCAAGAGCTTCAAAAACGAAACAATTACGTTTCCACTGCAAAATCAATCTTCACCGATAAAGATAAAAGCGCTCTGGAAGGACTACAGAGGCAGATAAATCTTGAAAAATTACAAGGTGAGCAAAGAGCAAAGTTACAAGCTCAGTACGAAGCAAAAGACAAAGGCATGTCTGGCGCTGGCGCGGATGAATACGTTAAAAATACTGTAGAGCTTTATAAATTACAGCAGGCTAATGAGTCGAAAGCTGATGCCGAAAGAGCTGCAACTCAAGCTGCAAAAGATGCTCAAAACCAAGCGAAGCAAACAGCTGAAGCAATTGAGCAACACAAGCAGTCAATCGAGGATATGTCGATAGAACTGCAAGCCAACCGACTTGAAGCCGAAGGAAATGGTCGGGCTGCTGAAGAGTTAACTGCTAAACATGAAGCTCAGCGCCAAGGAATGGGGGATTTGACTAATAGCTTTGTTTCCGCAAGGATGGCGCTCTACGACTTTGAGAAACAGCAAGAGGCTGCCAAGCAGGCTTCAGAGAACATGAAGCAAACGGTTAGCAGCTTTGAAGGTCTCTATAACAATGCAAACCCGATGTATAACATCGATGCAGAGTATGCCAAAAACAAAGCGGTGATTGCTGAGTTTGAATCATGGAACACCAATAACCATTCTGCTGCGTTAGCCGCCAGAGCTGCTTTAGATAAGCAATATGAAACAGATAGATTAGCGGCAGCTGAACAGTTCTTCGCTGCTCAATCGACTGGTAATGCTTTGCTGATGGGGGAGTTAAACGCTTTCGCTCAAGGTGCAACAAGTGCATTAACTGGATTAGCAAGCGGAACTATGAGCACAACGGAGGCTGTTCAGGCTTTAGCGAGTTCTATTGCCAATGAAGCAATTGGTGCTGTTGTACAGTTAGGTGTGCAGTACATGAAGCAGCAGTTGCTTCAGGAAACGATGCAGCAGATGTCGTTAATGTCTCAACAGACATCTGCGCTTGCTGCACAAGCTAATGCGGCTGCAATCCTCGCTGCTTATGCTCCAGCTGGTATGGCTGCATCTATCGCAACAATGGGATCTGCTGCTGAAATCGGGATGATGGCTTATCAGACCGCAATGGCATCTTCTCAAACAAGTAGCTTGTTCGCTGGATTATTCGATAAAGGCGGTTACATCCCTCTTGGTGGCTACGGCATCATGTCGGAGAAAGGGGATGAGTTGAAGGACGGCGTCTTAGTCCATGGCCCTGCAAATATCACCAGTCGAAAAGAAACAGCAAATCAGCTCAGTAACTCCAACAATAACCAAGCATCACCATCCATCGTTAATCAGAACAATATTCGAATGGTCACTGTTCTCGACCCAAGCGTAGTTCACGACTACATGGGTTCGTCCGATGGTGAAAAGGTCATTCTGAATGTCATCCGGAATAATCCTGGAGTCATTAAATCAGTGGGGAGTATGTGATGGATGTATGGCCGTTTATCCCGCAGGTTAGCGTGACTGAGCGGTTCGAATGGAATACTGAGGTGATCAGCTGTAAATCGGCAGAGCAGCGGCTTTGTTTGCGGTTGATCCCTCGGGTAACCATCAAATATCACTACTACCTGTATGAACAGGAAATTGAGGCTGCAACGTCACTGGCTCGCAAGTATGGTGCTGATGAATTGCTGGTCCCACTCTGGACTGATTTTGCAGTAGTGCAGGGAATTGCTTCAGACCAGACGACTATCAGCATTGATACAACAATCAGACGGTTCACTGCTGGCGGTTATGTGTTCTTGCTCGGTGGTTCTGGTGACTATGAAACAGTGCTGATTGATTCAGTGACTGATTCGGCGATCACCTTAGCGACAGGAATTGTGAATGACTACGATGCTGCTTATGTCATGCCGTGCTTTCCATTCTTCTTCTCAGAAGCATTTCAACTAGGGAAATATGCCGGAGAATACTGCACTGCTGACGCTTCATTTCTAACATCGGTCGATTTGGGTGTTGTTGGTGCTGATACATATCCGACTTACAACGGCATCTCAGTGATGACCGATAGAAGCGTTGTGTCATCCGATAGCATTTCAGAAACACATACAGTCGATTTTTCGCTGTTTGATAACGAAAACGGGCCTGTCTTCTATTCGAAAAACCACACCTATGCAGTTGGTGCAAGTTCACTAAGCTGGAGTCTTGATGACCGTACATCAATGCATGCACTAAGACAGTGGTTCTACGACAAGAAAGGAAAACAGACCGCATTCTATGTGCCTCGCTGGACGAGAGACTTTGTACTCAGTGCCGATGTGGTTTCTGGAAACACCACCTTCAACTTCAATATCAATAACTCATTTGCAGACAGCTACACCGGATCAGTCTGTATCGCCATGAATGACGGAACTTTGCATTACGCAACCATCAATTCATGGGTTGGAAAAATCGCTGTTCTATCAGCAGCATTCACGCAAAACATCGATAAAGATGATGTTGAGTTGATTTGTCGCATGCCGTTAATGCGCCTTGATGCTGACGCGATTGAATTTGATTTTGGTGAGGCTGGTTCAACAACAGTCAAAGCTGCAATTATCGAGGTGCCAGATTAAATGGGATACTTTGATTTCGAATGGTCGATCCAGTTAGGTCGGCCATTTTTTTTATATGAATTTACCGTTGATTCCACAGTTTACCGCTTCACTAACCAGTCAAAAAACGTCACATACAACAGCAACGAATATATCAGTACCGCTATCAAGCACAGCGAAGTCAAACAAAGCAGCGAAATCAGCAAAAACTCAATCACGATCACCATGCCGATTGAGCTCGATTTCGTGAACCTGTTTAAGGGGTTGCCAACAGATGGGGTTATCACGGTAACCGTATTCCGGTTGCATAGCGGCGATGCTGATGCCGAAGCGCAGGTGTACTGGAAGGGAAGGAAAGCGTCTCACTCTTTCGAAGAGCAGACTATCGAAATCAAGTGCGAATCGGTTTTCACATCGCTGCGTAAAACTGGTGTTAGATCTCGTTATCAAAGAACTTGCCGTCATTCACTCTACGGCACCATGTGTAAGGTAAATAAAGCTGATTATGCAGTTTCTGGAGCTATCTCTGCAGTTTCTGGTTATCAACTCACTATCAGCGAAGCCTCAGCATTAACGGATGGCTGGTTTAACGGTGGGTTTCTTGTGCTGCCTGATGGCTCCATGAGAGCAATCACTTCTCACTCAGGTTCAACCATCGAAATCAATCGTGCATCTCGTTATCTAAAAGAAAACATCGCATCAGGAAACATCGCAGTCACGCTCTATCCGGGCTGTGACCGCACACTTTCAACCTGCAAAAACAAGTTCAACAACGTTCTGAACAACGGTGGGTTTAAGTGGATACCTGATACCAGCCCTTACGGTTCGTCAATTGTGTAGGAGATCGCCATGTGGTGGTTTATCGGCATTCTGGTTGTATCCATGTTTGTCTCGTATGCGCTTACCCCGAAATCAGCCTACACAACAGCAGACCCTGCAACGATTGATGATATTCAAGCACCAACGGCATCACAGGGTAGATCTATTCCTGTTTTATTCGGGACTAGGTTAATTAAAAACGAAAACGTTGTCTGGTATGGCGATCTGAAAACCAAAGCCGTGAAGAAGAAAGGTGGCAAAAAATGACGATTGTGACAATGCGGGACGTTCGTGCTGCACGCATGTGCAGTCGAGGTGCCAGAGCTTTCTTCATCCGGTATGGCTTGGATTGGGATGACTTCCTGAAAAACGGGATCAATTCAGAAAAATTAGAAGCCACAGGCGATGCCATGGCAAAGCGAGTTGTGGAGGTAGCGCGTGGGCGGGAGCAGTAAAAAGCAAACGGTTGGCTATAAATACTTTCTCGGTATGCACATGATCCTTTGTCAGGGACCAATCGATTTTATCAAAAAGATATTTGTTGATGATGATACCGCTTGGGAAGGCTCTCTCGCAGGAGGGCGCATTTCAATTGATGAGCCTGATTTATTTGGCGGAGAAAGCAGTGAAGGCGGCATTGTTGGTGATGTAGATATCGAGTTTGGTGGAGATGAACAGGGTAAAAATGATTATCTTCAAGCAAAGCTTAACTCAACATCCTCAACATCATCAAGTAATGGAACTTCACTAACTGGAAGCCTGTTGGTTAGCACTTCAACTGATGAAGAAGAGTTAGCAGATATTCCGGCATTCCGTGGTGTTGTCGGTGCAGTTCTGCGTCAAGTCTACCTTGGCATGAATCCATATTTGAAAACGTGGTCATTCCTGTTGCAGCGTATTTACACATCCAGTCACGGCGCAGAGCAATGGTATAGAAGAAAAGCAGGAATACCAGAGAATCCAAGTTTATATGATGCGTTTTCAATAGACTGGAAGCTATATTCAAGCTCTTTAAGTAGCAATAACTCATATTACGTTGATACATCAGCATCATCCAGTACATCCCAAACCATCACTGTTGAAACAGGAGATGGTGAAACACATGATGTTGTGTTGAATGTTACAGGGCTTGTTGAGTTAAAAACTTATACAGGATCTGAGGTTGTTGCTGGAACAATTGTGAAAGGTGGTACACCTGGAGCGGATGTAAACTATAACATCTATAAGCTCACCATCAGCGAACCTGCTGCAACTTACTATTTTAACAATGGAACGTCAGAAACCACATTAACAGAAATCAGTGAAACCATCACCGTATCAGTAGCTGACGGTGCAACTGTAACGCTGTCATACAACGTAGTTGATGGAAAGATGATTGATGAATATCAATATTTATCAATCGAAGCTGTTGTTGAAGATGCAGAGGATATGAACCCAGCTCACATCATCAGAGAGTGCCTGACAGACAGAGAGTGGGGGATGGGTTATTCATCATCTGATGTTGATGATGACAGCTTTACCTCTTGCGCCGATACTTTGTTCTCTGAAGGAATGAAAATCAGCATTCTTTGGAACAAAGAATCATCTATTGAAGACTTTGTTAACGAAATAAAACGCCATATAAATGCTGAACTCTATGTTGATAGAACCACTGGGAAATTTGTTTTAAAACTAATTCGTGATGATTATAACGAAGATGATTTGATTACATTAAACGAGTCAAATATCACCAAGATTACGAATTACAATCGGGTTGATCAAAGTGAGGCAACAAACTCTGTTGTTGTGAACTTCTGGGATAGAGAAACGCTAGACACTGCAAGTGTCACCGCTGATGATTTAGCACTGGTCCAGTTGTATGGGATAATCAATAGCACCACTGTTGAGTATCCTGGTTTCACCAACGCAACTTTAGCTTCGAGAGTTGCAGCGAGGGATTTAAGATCGCTATCAGCTCCCTTGTTGAGTTGTACAATTGAAGCAAACCGTGAAGCATCATCACTTAACTTGGGTGATGTGTTTAAATTTGAGTGGCCTGATTATCACGATGGCTATGTTGTGATGCGCGTTGCTGAAATATCTTTCGGTGACGGTAAAGCTAACAAGGTAAAAATCACCGCAACGGAAGATGTGTTCTCGCTTCCTGTGACCGCATTGGTTGGTACCGAAGCAAGTGGATTTACAGCGGTTGGCGGTTCTCCGGTTGCAGCATCACATCGGATTGCATTTGAAGCGCCATATTATGAGCTGGTTTCTTATTTTGGGCAGACAACCACCGATTCAAATCTCACATCAAATCCAGATCTCGGTTATTTGAAAGTTGCTGCTGCGCGTCCAAATAATGGCATTAATGCTGAGGTGTTGACTGATTCTGGATCGGGATATGCCGATGCTACAGCGCTGGATTTTTGCCCGGCAATCATGCTGGCCGCAGATATATCCAAAACACAAACAGAAATTACATTCAGCAGTTATTCAGATATAGATTTAGTTTCTGTTGGCGAGTTGTTCCAGATTGGTGACGAGATCTGTGTTGTTAATTCCATTGATGAAACAACAGGTGAGGCATCGGTTGGTCGCGGTTGTTTAGATACCGTTCCGCAAGAACATGCTCAGGGTGATATTGGATATTTCTGGCAAACTTATTCAGCAGATGACACAACAGAATATGTTTCAAGCGAAGAAATAAACGTAAAAATTCTCACTAAATCAACAGGTGGAACGCTATCTATTGATGATGCTCCAGTTGATTCAGTTACATTAAATTCGCGGGCAATTCGACCTTATCCACCGGGTAACTTCAAAGTAAACGGTGAATATTTCCCTGGTTACATTGATTCTACAACCATATCGTTAATATGGTCACATCGTGACAGATTACAGCAAACATCTGGGGATTATTACGATTTCACTGAAGCCTCAATAGGACCAGAAAACGGAACAACTTATGTTGTCGAAGTGGATACGTTAGATAGTAACGGCGATGTTTTAACTGCTAACTGGATCAGTGAAGATGTTGGTTTAGTTGATAGCTATTCAATTAATCTGGCTGAAAATACCCCTGATTCTGATGTTAATTCGCTTGCTATTCGCTTGTATTCAAAACGAGCTAGCTATCTATCTATGCAATGTCAATCACTTCAACTAATTAATCCGGTTTCAGTTGCTTTGATCGCTGATGAATATACTGGATTGCCAATCATGGACATCGATGGAAATTATATTGGTGGTGTAACCGTATGAGTTCAATAAAGAAGTTTTCTGACTATAACGCACTTGCTGGCTCCGATTTAAGGGGTGATGAAACACTACTTATTGCAGATACAGCATCCGATGCAACTTTAACAGCAACAACAATCTCAGCCACGTCATCAACAAACACAATTGCTGATTCAGGATCTGGTTTACCAATCGTCAAGGTTGGTGCTTTGGTTTCGATATCTGGGTTTACGGATACAGCAGCAGAACTGAACGGGTTACATATTGTACTCTCATCAACATCGTCAGAGTTAGTTATCGCCACAGATATAACCACAGATGAATCAGCCGGGCAGAGCGTTACGGTTTCAGAAGTCGCAGCGATGTATCAAGTACCACTGAGCGCGTTAGATGACTACCTAAATTCAAGCTCTATGGGCTCGAACGTTTTGGTTAATACCCAAACAGGTACCAGCTACACCGTGACGCTGGCTGACTACAGCTCTGGGTTGATCATTGAAATGAACAACGCCTCAGAAAACACAGTAACCATTCCCCCAAACAGTTCGGTTGCGTTCCCTGTAGGTGCAGTCATCCCGATCCGGCAACTCGGCGTAGGGGTTACAACGATAGCTGCAGGTAGTGGTGTGACGTTGTTGAACCCGCATGCTACAGCGAATATTGCTACACAGTATGGCTCAGCGACAATCCATCAACGAGCCACCGATGAGTGGGTATTAGAAGGTAATCTGGCAGCGAGTTAATTATGGGAATTAATGCAATTACAATAGGTATTTGGGCAGCTGCATCAGGTAAAACCGGAGAACTGTGGACTCCAGCTCAAATAGCGTCAATGCACTTTAGCGGTGACAGCGTAGTAACTGATGTTTCAGCACTTGCTTCAGCGTGGGAGGATTTATCAGATCTTGGTTATGATGCAACACAAACCACTGCAAGCTATAGGCCGGTAATAAACTACTCATCGCTCAATAGTTATTACACTTTGTCATTCGATGGATCAAATGACTATTTTGGGCTACCAAGCACTTCATATTCAACGTTTAATAATGTTAATAAGGCTTGGGTTTTTGCGGTTGTAAAACGTAATTATGATGATACTGAAAACAAAGAAAGGGCGTTGTGCGTTTTTGGCACAAACACTGGATACACTAGGGTTGGAGTTTTTATATCACCATCAACAGCCGCAAATAAACTTTCCGTTGGTGGAAGAAGGCTTGATTCAGATAGTTTTTATGGATATACATCACCAAACACAATTTTAATCAATAAATGGAATATCATTTTAGGTTATATAGATTACACAGAAAGAACCATATCTCTTTATGTTAATGGTGAGCTGGACGGACAAACAACCGGAGCGTTTACAGCAGCAGGAAACACATCAGCGACTGATTCATATAGAGCCAGAATAAGTTCGCAAACCGGAACAAGCCCCGCATCGTGGATGTATGCTTCTCTTGCTGATATTGCGATTGGAAACACTGAATTGACGCAAGCGTTAATCGATAAACTCTTTGGATATGCCGCTCACAAATACGGCTTAACTGCGAATTTAGCAAGCGATCATCCTTACAAGGTATCAGCACCAACTGTTTAATTAATTCGCACCATAAAAGTAATAAACAGATCGGCTTGAAAACAGGCCGATCGAACCTCTTCCTCAGTCACCAAGTGATCTCGTTTATTCCCTTCACGAACGCCTTCCACCAAGTCATTATCCGTAAGCAGATTTTTCCCTGACTTCCATACAGTCCTTTCATCTGACTTCAGTTTCTTTTTCATGCCTCAGCCCTCTTTGAACATTGCTTTGCATCTGTAATAGAAATCAGTGAACTCTTTAACTCGTTCGATTGGTTCTTCCATTAATGGTCGAATATACAGATACCTGTTCTTGTCTATTGTGATCCACATAGGGTCTGCTAATAACTCATGGATTGAAATGCCAATCGTTCTGCATACCTTTGATGCAGCAACAAGAGACATAAATTCACTGTTATCAATATCAAGCCATGCGTATAGCGTGCTATCTGGAATGCCGGATTCCAGCGATAGTCGTTTTACTGTCCATCCCTGATGTTTGAGTATGCCTGCAAACTTTAGTTTTGTATTGACCAGGTAATCTCTGTCCACTTGTTCAATGTAGCTATATTTCGATTTCATTTTGGGTCATGGCTCCAATAGTCATGGCCCGTGCTTATTTTTATTAAATTCCAGATATCTGGGAAAATAGTCTGTTTGGTAGTTTTATCTGGTCATCGTTTGAGGCTAACGTAACTTTGCACGAATAAACAAATAAACTGGTTTCACAAAAAGGATTTACGATGAACACAACCAACGGTTTGCATTTAATGGCAGACAAGATAGACGGTATCAAGATCACATCCACGCTACTGATGCATGCAATTCCGAGTAACCCATCACCAAAGATGCTTGAGCACGTTGCAAAGCAGATCATCAAAGATGCTCATGATATTGAGAGCATGATTTCAAATCTGATATTGCACCAAAGTAATCAACCAATCGGCTGCGCTTTGTAACAGCTTCAACTGATGTTATTTATCAGTGACACTCTAGATGTAATTTATTTTATCTCTGTTTAGTTTTTGCCCATCGAAAGGTGGGCTTTTGTTTATCTGAGGGATGGTCAAAAAATAGGCAGATTTCAAAGTAAGTACAGAAACAAGTACATACTTTTAATGGTGAAGGAATAAATTAAGATTAAACAGATATTTATGCTTTGTGTTTCACAGTGGAATAAGAATGTTGCTTGTCTCTCATTATTTAGCATAATATCAGTCTATACCGAATTAGTTCGTCAATCCCTGTGAAATCAGCCTGTTTCGTTGATATCGTGTCTCA